GAATCGTTCTCTATCTTCCCAGTCTATCGGGTAAGGAGCGAGGTCAACAGCTTTTCCTTCCATGTGTTTGGAATACTTTACTTTAGTTTTCCCTTGTGCTAATAATTCCTGTTGCCGCTCCTTACTCCGTAAACCTTCAATAATGGTAACATCCATTATTTTTATGAGTTCATTTAAAACATTTACAAGTCTTGAATCAACTCCCTTTAATCTTTCTTTACTTCTTTTACCGAATCTAGGCATTATTTTTTCTTTTGAGAATAAAGCACATTTAATTTTTTAGGAACAAATGATTTTGTTTTTGGCATAAAAGATTGCCAATAAGAATGTTTAGGCCCACCAACATCTATTTCAGTAGAACCAACTTTAGCTCTAGTTTCAAGAGATGATTTTCCCATGCTTTTTGGATTATTTATATTATGTGAACTTTTATTTGCCATTATGCTACTACCCAACTTTTAGGTTTCTTTTTAGGTTTAAACCAGCTCCTTTTGCTTTTGTCCTTTTTCATATTAGGAGGAAAAGCATGAATTTGTGCGTAATAAAGGCTTTCTATTGTATCATCATGAGCCATTTTAGGCCCAAAAGTAAGAATTTCGTTTATCAAATCAAACATATTTTTCCGTAAATGCACTGTTCCTGTACTAAAACGGCCAGAAAGTCCACTATAAATACGATTTCTCTTCTGTGTTCCGCCTGGTTTCTCTGGAATTACTGATATATTAAACTTATTTAACCTTCTTCTTTCATCATTTAAAGCTTGGAAAATACTTCTATTCATTGCCACATCTTCAACTGTTGATGATATGCAATTATATTTTTCATGTAATTCTAATATTATATCTACAACTCCTTTTTTACCCAAAATCTCACCTGTCTCTGGATTTTTAGAACCAATAGTTGGAACACTTCGATGTCTTTCATATTCTAAAACATATAATTCATTATTAACATCAATACCGATTACAGTTATTACAGAAAAATCACTATGTTTTGTATCAATATCTGTAGCTGGGTCGCATCCTATAAATGTATTCACTGGTATTTCATTACCATCTTTAACAATATAATTAATTCCATCTTCATGTTTATAATAGCCATCCCAATATTTTACATGCTCTCTTCTCCATATAGCATCTTCTTCACTCATAACTTCCATCATATATTCTTGAAAGAATTTTTGAGGTTGGCCAGAATCTTCGTAAAACTTTTTCTTTTCTTTTATTTTCGAGATTGGAAAAAACGATTCCCATAAAGGAGTATTTTCATCCAATAAAGCTTTATATGTAATGACAAGCCATGAAAAATCTTTTTTATCTTTTTTAGATTTGCTATAATTGTTGATAAGGTTGTTAATAAAAGAATCATAATGGACAGGAGTCCCATTAACACGGAGACGGCCAGTATGAGGTTCAATAGCAGGATAAACAACAGCAGTGACAAGATTCGCATTCTTATCTCTGGCTTCTTTTGTAATTGTATTCGCTTCGTGTTCAAAATCATCAAGAACGATAAGGTCATATCTTTTATGTAGTTTAGCACCCCCTCGTATCCCAGCGACATTACTTTTTGAAATAAGTTTACATCCATTCGTTAATTCTATATCTTCTTCAGTCCATTTTTTACCACGCATAGGGCCAAAATAATATTTTATACTTTCATTAAACTCTAAATGATGTTTAATGTAATCCATGTTTCCTACACTAAGTTTTTGAGTGGCGGAAACCCAAGCATAAAATAAAAAATTATCTTTTGTAGAAAAAACAAAATCTTTTATAATTGAGGCTTTAGTCAGTACAGTTTTTCCATGACCTCTAGGAATAATAATAGCAGTTTGTTTTACATTTTTATCATCAATAGCATCAGCTATTTCATAATGAAAAAAAGGTGTTTCACTTCTCATAAAATCATCTGGAAGAAAAAGTTTTCCAAATGATATAAGGTCTTTATTGGCTAATTGTAAAGCCTCTTCAGCTTTGCTTATGTTCTGGTTGTTTATATTTGCCATCTAAATATTTTTCTAATTTTTTACTTTGTTTTGTCATTTCAACAAAATCATCAAAAACAATTTCAAGTCTTTTTAATCTATCTGCAATAAATAATACTGTTTTTTCTAAATCTTCTATTTTTCTTTTTAAATCATTTTTCGTTAATGATTTTTTTTGCTTCATTATATTCTCCCTTTAAACATTTTATAAATCTATTTATTATTCTTGTTTCTTTGTTGTCATTTCTAAAAAGAAGTAACATTACTTGACTTCTAATTATTGATTCTTGCTTTTCACTCATCAAGTTCCCCCAAAACCCAATTCATAAATTTGCAATATTCTTTTGCATCTTTTTTATCTTTTGCCCAGAATTTATATCCCTCGACAGATTTAAATCTTTTATAGTTATGTTTTATATGAAAAGCTTTTTCTTTTCTTTTACCCATTAAATTCTTTTTTCTTTTCTCCATGATATTCATAAGCATGTCCATTGATTTTTAATAAATCATTTAAACTAGATTCTTCATCTTTAAGAAAAATTTCTCCAAGAACTCTTCCATATTTACCTGTCCCATGAGATTTTAATGTGAATTTTCCTTCATCAGAACTTTCTAGCATTTTTTTTGTGTACGCCTTAGCCTCTAATCCCTTTTTCTTTTCTTCAAGATTTCGTGTTCTAGATTCCCAAGTATCAACACCAACAAATCTTATTCTTCTTTTTATCCACACATCAAATCCTAAATCAATCATAGCATCGCAAGTATCTCCATCAACGACTCTTGCTAATTTAGCATTATATACAAATTTATCAAGTTTTTTCATTCTTTAATTTAGCATAATCTTTTCTAAGATATGTTAAATATTCAGCTCCTTTTTCTGGATTAAATATTGTAGTAATTAATCTACTATCATCATCGTCATATCTAGGGTCAATAATTGTAACTGGGCAATTAAATATATTTTTATCGTCTAGTCCAAGTTTATCTGCGTAACTATCTAATATTTTAAAAGAAGCTACTTGTAATGCATGACTTACTAATCCAGTAGAGGGACTTTTTAAAACTTGGTATCCAGAAACATGAGTATGTCCACAAGTAAGAATATGGTCTGCCCATCCAGTTTGAGCTGCTCTTGCAACTCCATGAGCTGTATTCCATATACTATTTCCTTTGAATGTATGCCTTGCGTTTATTGTTATTTCTTTTCCATTTGGAAAGACTAATCTCATTCTAGCTCCCCATTTTTCATACAATCCTTTGTGGTCTCTCATTATAAAGTCTAAAGGGTCTCCATCTCCACTCCATACATCATGATTTCCTGCTACTAAATACAACCAATTTAATTTATTTACAAAATATTCAGTTAGTCTCCAAGATTCTTTTGCAGATGTAGATTGCTGTCCATATAAAAATGACAACCTACCTATCCAATTGTTTTGTATATCGCCAAGATTGCCTGCAAACATTCCTTTTGTTTTATTTATAATTGACATATAATGAAGTATTTGAGATATATCAGTTCCATCATCATCAACATGAGGGTCTCCAAAATGTGCAATGCCAATAGGCCCATCAATATTTATATCTATCCTTACAAGTTTTTTACTTTTTTTAGATATTGCTTTTTGCTTGTATTGTTTTTGCCTATGTTCAATTAATTCTTCTATTGGTATATGGTCTGGGTCAATATCTTCTACTTTAAATTCACTTTTTTCTAGTATTGTAGGCGAAACGGTTTTTCTACCACAAGCAGTGCATTTCCATGATTGTTTTTTGTGATTTGCTCTATATAAAAATCCACTTTTGTGAATTGACCTTGCTCCACAATGTGGACATCCTATTACATTACCATCCGCATCTTTTCGGATGTCATCTCCTATACTCATTCTCCCCCCTCTTTTATTTATTATTTTTGTATTTTTTCTTTAATAATTTTTGCTGAATCTAATTGTTCTGTTCTGGAAGCCCCTTCTATTTGCTCTGGTGAGAATCCTTGAAAAACCCCCAGCAGACCCATTTCTTTTTGCTTTATTGTATTTCCAGAAGTTCCAACAATTTTACCTAATTCTTTTGTTGATTGCAAAATAATATTATCATCTTCACTAAAGTCAGCAAGGTTCTTTAATTTATTAAGAATGTATTCATGGTCTATCCCTAAACCTTTAGCTACATCTAATACTGATTTTTCTATTTCTTTCATTACTCTCTCCTGTTTTAATAATACAGTTGCTTTTTGTCTTGCTTTTTTATCAGAAATTTCTTTGTATGCATTTTTGTAAGCATCTATAGCTCCCATACCTACTACTATATTTGTAGCAAATTCTTTTTCTTTGTTTGTTACTTTTTTTCTTTTCTTTACTTGTTCACTTGCATTTTTAATAGTTTTACTAAATGTGTATCTATTACTATGGGCACTAAAATCAGTATCCATATATGTATTTGGTCTATTTATAAAACTTCCAACAATCGTTCTTACCCATCCTTTTGCAAATTTATAATTTTTTCTATCGTTTGGATGATTTATTTTTTTAGATACTTTTAAAAGCTGTACTATTCTGTTATCATCACTATATACCCAATCATTTTCATTTGCTTTTCTCCAGTCGGGATGAACAACTGTATTCGGATTATGCTCTTTAAATTCATCTATGTCATCGTAGACATAATGAGGTATGTTTCTAATCTTTTTCTTTTCCAATAGATTTTTCTCTAACCCACTTAGGATTTAATTTGTCTAATTGAATAACTAAATTGTCTATTAATTCATTTACTTCTGGTGGAATTAAATAAACTTTATCATCTATCTCTATAGGTTCGTATCTTTTACACAAAGCTTCAAGAATAGCGTTTTGATGCTCAATCGGTAACTTTGATAATTCTTTAATTTCCTTTGCCATTATTCTTACACATTATTATTAGTATTCCCTAACCCTGCCACCCTTGAATTTAAATGATAAGTCAAACTATAAAAAGGCTTAATTGACCAAGTTCTATAGGGAAAAAAATTATAGGATTTTGAAATAGACATATATTTAGCTCGTAAACCTTTCTGACGGATTATGAAAATCCGTTTTTTAGTTAACAATAAACCATAAATCATGGAGGATAATATGGCAAAAGAAATACAAATAACCGTACCTGTAGAAACTAATGAGGGTAGGAAAATCGTACCTATTCAAGCATCAGTATCTGAGGGAACAGTAGAGGTTGATGGTACTCACTTTAACCTTGTAAAGCATCAAGGGTCTGGATTCAAATATCTTGCAGACAGTAAGACTGTAGATAGTTTGGAAAACTCTGATGCAACAGACGCAATGAATTCCTTAGAACTAGAAGAGGGAATGTAATCTAATCATTGCAAGAGATTGAGAGTAGGGATTGTCGGGTGAAACCAAGAAATCCCTATCTCTCTCTTTTTTTATTCTTTTTATTAAAAACGGGCGAATATAATACTTATACACTTTATACTTTATATACAAAGATTTATACTTAACTTGGTCATCAACTATAGGAAACAATAATGATAAAATTCATTAACTTATTACACAATTCTTTAATAGTATTCTTATGTAGTTTTCTTTTTGTATCTGTTGTTTATGGTATAGCAACAGTTATATTTTTATTATCAATTAAATAAAAGAGGAATAAATAATGGATTTAACAGTTAATCAAATAAGAGAGTGGGCTCCAGATTTAATATGTGGAGTAAAAGCTGAGGGAAAAAAGAATGATGTTGCGGTTATAATAATACCTCATGGTCGCATTAAGATAATGCCAAAGCATCGTAAGCCTGGAAAATAACCAGGTCCTGAGAAATATAATAAAGAGCAAGGTCGCCTCATCATTGATGAGTTACTAGTTACGGCTATACTTGATACAGAGATGCCGATTCGCAATGGCTAGGAATGTCTTGCTCTTTTTAAATTGCAATAGATGAGTATCGTAGTCAACTAGGAGGCTGTCTGTAACAACAGGCTCTCTATTTCACGGCAATCTTAAAAAACCTGCACGATCGTGGGTTTTAAGTCGACAGATTGATAACCCAATGCTAGAGGAAAGCGTAAAGTCTATTGCAATATTTTAAATAAGGAAAATATTATGAATCCAAAAAAATATACATCATATGATAATGATTATTTAATGTATGATGAAGAGGTTGTAAAGAACCTATCTAAAATGAAAGATTTAATTAATAGTATGAAGACTACATTTGATTATGTTAGAGGTGACTCTGATGCTAGATATATGATGATAGAAACTATTGATAGAGCCATAGAAATAATAAAACAAAAGGAGAAATAAATTCATTTACGAAATATCAGATTGCTTTGGTGGTGGCTATAAAAAAACAAAATACCACTATTATTATATAATTACAGATTCCTATTACAATGCAAATAAAATATTTGAAAGAGAAACAGGATATACATTTGACCATGTAACTTGTGAATGTTGTGGAGACGATTTTTGGGTAACAGAAGTAGATAAAGTACCTAAGAAACCTAAAGAAAGACATATAACTGGTGAAACAACAAAAACTTGTGTAATTATAGAATAAAAATAAACTTAACAAGATAGCCTTTGAGCATGCCGCATACTGGCTTAAGGTTTTTTGCCTTTTGGGTGTTTTTCCACACATAAAACTTCAAAAATTTCAAAGGGCATTGTCATCCTATACCCACAACTACACAAAACGGTATACAGGACTCCGCAATCCAATTGGCAGTGCCCTTTCTTTTAAAATAATAAAGGAGGAGAAATGAGTAAACAACTAATATTTGTAAAACATAAAGATGAGATAATGCTTGAAATAATAAGGTTACAAAGATTAACATTTTTTGATGACGAAAACAGACCTAAGATAGAAGCAGAAGCAGTAAATCATGGTAAAATACAAGGCCTAATGTGGGCTGCAGGGTTATTTAATATTAATAATGACGAAACATCTAAAAAAGGAAAATAATATGAGTGTAACAACAACTAGTAGAATAGCATACAAAGAATTAAACAAAGAAGGCATTGGCGAAACACAAAAAACTAAAATTATGTATGTAGTGAGAGAGCATTATAATATCCATAATGAAGGTATATCATTAAGAGAGATTGCTTCATTTACAAAATTTGATATTAATGCTGTTAGTGGTAGAGTAAATGATTTAAAAAAAGACGAATTACTTGAGACAACTGAAAAAAGAAGATGTTCTATTACTAAAAGATTAATATCACCAGTTATACCTAAATCTGAATCAAAATTAGATAAAGTAGATGAAGATGAAATTAATAAATTAAAATTATTACTAAACTTGTATCAATATAAGCAATTTATAATAAAAGATGGAGATGAAGGTAATAAAAGAATAAAAATTGGAAACTTTGAATTAATTAATAATGACGATATAGTAAAAATTCATAGTAATTGCAATTTAAGATTAAAAGAAGTATCTTTTTATGACGAAGACAGAGGTCGTTTATTTTGGTACGACATAAAAAAATAAAAACTCGGCCCGCCTTATTGCTTATTCTTATATACAAGCAAAGAAATTGCTCCTCTTTGGGGCGGGCCTTAATTAATAATTTGGGGTGTAAAAATATTAATAACTAAAAAGATACGACTTAAAAGTTAAAGATTTTTAGTGTTGGCTTGGCAGATATGCCATCACCCCTATAACTTTAAAAAGGAGAAAAAAATGATAGCAATTAAAAATGAAATACCATCTTTAGCTTATGATGATGACCCAG